TTGAGCTCAGGAAATTCGTACTTGCCCTTGACCTTGTTCAGCAGGATCACGTTAGTGCTGCCGTCGTCGTCATTCGTCCACACTCCCCACGTATGGCACACCGAGAAGTCGGACCGCTGCTTAGTAGTTAGTGCCGTGTCGAACGCCTGCACAAGGAAGTCTATGGGCGGAGGGCTATCTTTTGTCCACCACTTGATCCATTCCCGCTTGATGATGGCAGCTTCGGAGGCGGTCGGGTTCTGCTGGTACTGCGCATACCACTGCCACATGATGTGGTGCATGGACGCCCGGGTCTGCTGCAAAGCCTCCAGTGACCACTGTTCTGGCCAGATCGACTTCTCTTTCTCGGTGCCCTCGTTCAGAATGGCAGGGAATTCAAAGGCTTCGTAGTCGTCGCCCCCCTCATTCATGGCCGAATCCTTCAGCAGGCGTCCAATCAGGTCGCGCTGGTGCCACCGGGTGTGCAGAACACAGATTTTCCCCTCGGGCATGAGACGCGTACGCAGGCCAGCACTGAACCAATCGTAGGTAGCATCCAAAGAATTGGTGTTTCCGGCCTTGATGTCCTGCTCAGACAGCGGATCGTCGGCAATTATGAGGTGGGCACCCCGTCCAGCCAGCGCTCCACCCACACCAATCGAGAAATACTCGCCTCCACGGGTCGTATTCCACTGTCCGGCGGCTTTTGCGTCTGCCGCGATGCAAGTTTGGGGGAAAATCCGCTTGTATTCCGCCGTATTAATCAAATTTCGCACTTTTCGGGCCATCACCAAGGCCAAATCAGCCGTGTGGGACGCCACAATGACCTTGTGGTCCGGGTGTTTGCCCAAATACCACGCTGGGTAGTAGATAGAAATCATCTGGGACTTGCCCATACGCGGAGCCATGCTCACGGCGATGCGATTCTTGACGTTCTGCTCCACGTCCATGAGCAGCGCACCCAGTCTTTTCAGGTGCACACCGAACTTGTACGTCCTATCTAAGGCAGCGATGAACGCAAGGAAGTCATCTTGGGCTAACTGCACCCGCTTGCGCTCCTCCAACTCGTCAAACATGACCAGCAACTCCGCCGCTTCACTGCGCGGCAGGTTTTTAATGATCCTCTCGATCATCTCGCTGGTTAGCTCCACGTTCATTAGGTGTGAGCCCCTGTGAAGTCCGCCATGCTGAACTCGATATCTGCAGCAGGCTGACGCTGGCTTGGCTCAAAGGCTTCGCCCTCCACCACCCGGGTGAGGCGCTCCCGCAGTAACTGTTCCAACTCTTCCGTGGGCCGGTGGCGCATGGTGATCTCCGTCTTGTCCGTGAACAACCCGACGTCGCTGATCTTGCCCAACATCTCCAGAGACTTCAGCCGGATGCGCGGGTCGGCATTGGCACTCTCTAGTATGAGCTTGTTGGTGATGTACGTGCGGAGTTGTGCAGCTGACTTAACGACGAGGTGGTCGTATTCCTGCAGGAGCGCCCCAAGGTGGGTGATGACCTCGGGTTTGGAAAGGTCGGCATCGGTGGCCGTCTGCCGTCCAGTGAAGATAGCTCGTGAGAGCTCGGCATCCTCTTCGGAGATTTCAAACGGCAGGGAGTCCGTGTCATGCAGGGATGACAAGGCAGCCGCTACTCTGGCTTCTAGGGACTCAAAGGTCGGCGTGAATTCCGCAAGGGGGATGTCGTCGTCAATGGTCAAGGTGTACATGGAGGGGGGCGCACTCCGAGTTAAGTTGTGCGAATTGTATTGCAAAATTTTTGCAGGGGTGTTTTATTTTTGACCGGGGGTGTTTCTGGTGGAAGGGGGGTGGGTCTGAGGTTTGGTGAGTTTTGTGTATAGCGAGCTATAGTATTTTATGGGGTGGTGTTGGGGGATCGAACACTCAGTGAATGCGCAAGTGGCGGAGTCCCATTGTCCATTGGGCGGGTCGGGGTACGGTGGGTCGCCATAACTATCACAACTGTCATCACCCTCCGGCGTAACCTTACGGCTTGATTAATTCTAAGGGAAAGGATACAATACAGACATCGACACAATACCGTGCCGATAAACAAAAGGAACCCTACCATGTCAAAAGTAACTACATTGTCCGCCGCATTCAAAGCCGAAGGTGCCATCATCGTTAAAACCGCCGCCGCCATTCAGACAGCCCGCGAAGTCACCGATAAACTCATTCAGCAGGCAAATGACGATATGACCATTGCTTGCGCAACCTCCGGGTTGACCAAAGCAAAGTACTGGGGAAAACCCTCCGGCGAGGTGCGCACCATGGTCAAGGCTACCATGGCGCTAGGTGTCGAAGCGGGCGCATATCAGGCCGACATGGCCGAAACCATGGTGCACTGCTATGGTGTCGCGTTTATCGCAGGGATTCCATTCACCCGTGATCTGAAACGTACTCATAAGGCCGATGGCACGCCACGCGAACCTAAGGGTGAAGCGGCGGACGGCGCAAGCACTACGGGCAGCGTGACGACGACGACACCGGAAGCATGCGAGAAAACCGCCCGCAAACTGATTGCGCAGTTGCGCATGCTACAAGCCGATACCGCCGCCGCCGCCGTAGTTGACGCCATGCTCGAGTTCAACCCTGAATTCAGCGAGACCGAAAAAGCGTAAGGTTACGACTTTCCATCCAGCCCCCGCAAGGGGGCTTTCCCACGCCCGGTCCGCCGGGCTTTTTTGCGTCCAAAATTTGGCAGGGAATCCCGTATGCCATACGAACTATCATAGGCAAGTGAGTGAGCGTGAGCATGAGTCGCTGTTACGCGTGTTACAGCATGTTACAAAAACCCTGTAACACGGTTTAGGCATGGGCTCCAGAATTTTCCCTATATGAATCAATGAGTTAGAGAGAGAGAGAGAGAGTTTATTATATTAATTATTGTATTGTTACAGAGTTACAGGCTTTTTGGGTCATGAATCCTGACACTCGGATTTGGACGCTACTACTACTACTTGAAGTTACTTTTATCCGAGTAGTAGTAGGCGGGGTTTTGGGATTCCCAGCTTTTATGCTCTTTTGGGCTGTACACTCGTAACCTTACGCTTTTTCGACCCTTTCTCGTCTCACAAACATGTTACAGAGTTTTGTAACAGCCCTGTAACAAGCGTAACAAAGCCTCTATGCTATACTGCACTCTCCTACCACTACTACTCCACGCTATGCAACTCACCATTACCCTCCCCGATGCCGTACATGCCCTGCTGGAGGCACACCCAAAGGGGGCCGAAGCTGCCACTCTCGTGGCCATAAAACGCTACCTAAAGGCCACCGCCACAGAGGGGCGCGACCAATCCATTGCCGATGAGGCCGTGCGCGGAGCAACCCATGCAGAGCTGGCCAACAAGTACGCCCTATCCATCCCGCGCATCCAACAACTTGTGGCCCTAGGCCGCGACGCGGCACTACTGCGAGCCCCACCCAAACCCAAGCCAGCACATACTACTACTATAAGCGTAGAGGAAGCCCTGCGCGAATGGTCAAAGCCCGAGCCAGTACGTACTACTACTACTCGAACACCAACCCCAACACATACTACGCTGCACGGCACCCCCCTGCCTTCGCACGACTTTGACTTCGACATGAAGGACATAACTGGATGACCACCAAGCTAGCCCTAGACCTGCCGGACGCCATGGCCCAAGCCCTTGCAGCCAAACACCACTCGGGTGACCTGCACGAAGCCGCAGCGCACGCGCTCACTATCTACCTTGACCCCAAGCAGACCTACACCCAGAGGAATGCCGACATACGGGCTGCCGTCAAGGGGGGACTGTCACGATCAGAGGTGGCCAAGCGCTTCAACTTGTCCCTGATACGCGTGCACCAGATCATGTCCATTCCGTAACGTTACGCTTTCCCAAAACCCCCTTGACACGGGGGGTATAATGCGTTATAATGGTGGGGAAGGGGCAGTTATCAGACTGTCCCACGACTAGCCTTACATCTGTGCAGTCTCCGCTCTTTAACAACCCGCATACACGTTGAGTTGGTTAGTTCTAACCCAAGTCCGTAACATTACGGAAACTCAGCAAACAGAACCGCCGCTGCCTAGATGCAGAAAGTTAGGGGTCACGTCATTGTGACCCGTTAGCCGAGAATGGCGTCAAGGTAGTCAGTCCTTGACATTGTGTGGTGTAGCTTCATGGGCTAGCGTCAGCGAAGCGATAGCACAATGGAAATCGTACGCATAGTGCCTAACTGGTGCCTAGGATGTGGAACCGTAACCTTACGGAATAAGTCACACCGTCAACACCTATCGCACACAGACCACGGTCTGGCGACGCACTGAATAAAACAGTGCCTAGCGTATAGGGTATGGGGACAACAACCCTGCCCTATCCGATGGAGACGCCATCACACTAAGGAGCAACCATGACCACCATTGAAGAACTCACAACCCCCGACCTCGTTACCGAGCTGCTGGCCCGCATCGAGCACAGCAACGCAATTGAATTCATCCCGTTCAAGCAGATCGTAGAACTACGCGGCAAGCTGAACCAACACATTGCCAACATCCCACTCACTAAACCGTAACATTACAGAAAGAACTAAAGGACATATTATGAACACGTTACCTATCCAAGCCGCGATTGATGAGCTAGACGAGGTGCTGCGCCAAGAGGAACCCAACTACACCGAGTGGTGCAGCGACGGCAACGACCCGACCGGCCACCTGTGGTACTGGGCAGCAGACGCAGCCCACGCATTGGAGAGACTGCTGTGATCTGCACCTGCGGAGAAGACATTGACCCGCGCCGTACTGCGCTGGGCTACCGGGTGTGTATATGGTGCGGCGAGGAGTCAGCCCGCCAAGAGCGCAAGAGCTGGACGGTGGTGCAGGAGTACACCAAGGGCAATTACCAGCTGGTGACCGCCAGCGCAGCCTACGTAACCTTACGACAAACCAACCCCAAGGAGAACAGAGTATGAACGCATGGGCACACTTACCAAACGCCGCCCACATCGACCGGGTACTGGCCCACTCCGCTGCGCACCCAGCCCGGTGGGACGCTGCTTGGGGCGCTGCTTGGGGCGCTGCTCGGGACGCTGCTTGGGGCGCTGCTTGGGGCGCTGCTCGGGACGCTGCTTGGGGCGCTGCTCGGGGCGCTGCTCGGGACGCTGCTCGGGACGCTATCAGAATCTTGGTCGCTCGGGACGCTGCTTGGGGCGCTGCTCGGGGCGCTGCTCGGGGCGCATGCGCTGCGCTTGTCGCATGGGACGACGGTGCCCACGTCCTGCTAATGCCAGTGGACGCCATCAAAACCTTGGCCGCTTGCGGCCACCGCCCCGCCATCCTGCTACTACCAGCAGTCAAGGCTATGAATGAGGAACCTATATGAAATACGAATACCTGTGCGCCCTGCTGGCCGCACACAACCTACGCCAAGCAGGCGTATCGATAGCAGTAATTGCCCGCGAAGCAGGCAAGCACCCGAGCACCATCCGACGGTGGCTGAGCCACTTCTAAACCCGTAACCTTACAGAAAGACCTAATCATGAACGCGTATGAATTATTGAAAGCCCGACTCGACAAGAACGTATACAAGCGGGGCCGGTACAAGGGCGATGCCCCACTGGAGAAGCGCACCAAGTCCCACGTCCGTATCGTGGAGATGCCTGGCTGCATGTGTGTGCAGATGTACAACACCGACATTCTGACTGCCTACATGGACGGCAAGGTCGAGATTACCCTTGGCGGGTGGCACAACAGCAGCACGACCAAGCAATGGCTGAACTACGCCCTGGGCATCACGGGGTTCTATGGGTTTTGGCTGGGCAACAAGTCCATCATGAGCCTGAGCCAACTCACCATCACCACACCCAGCGGCATCTATCTGTACTACGACGGCATTAGATTTAATGGAGACAAGACGTTGGCTTCCGAACCCAAGCCGTTCGAGGCACGGCGCATCGACAGGTCGGAGAGCACGGAGTTCAGGGACAACCTCAAGGTGTCAGGGTTCAAGGACATGTTCCCCGTGCTGTATGCCACATGCGCACCACCTGAGGGAGGGCAGAGCATACACATGGGTTGGAAAGACTACATGCAGGACGCTGACCACGCAGACGCATGGCCCTTCATCGTTGAGTACTTCAAGTACGACTGGCGCTGGAACCATGCCCAAGGCGCACGCGAGTGGCACGAGCTGGACAACGCCCAAGCATGCTGGGCACGCATGATGGCCAAGGCCAAGGAAGATATGTACAACACAGTAGCAACGGAGGTAACACACATCGACCAGTAACCCCCCACTTATATCATCACAAACTTATAACCGTTATAACTAACCGAGAACTTAACCATGAACGTAACTCTTTCCCAAGCCGCAAACCTCGTCCGTACCAT